GGATTCTGGCGGTTCCTCGTCGAAATGCACGAAGTCACGACTAGTGCCTGCGAATTTGTCCAGGTCCTGGTCGTACGACATCAATTCAACGAAGGATCCATTTTCGAGGTAAAGTGTTCGGGTAGATGCTTCATAAGCACTGAACCAACTACCTCCTCGCAATTGCGAGGGAGGGAGCCATTGCTTGAGCTGGGGCTTGATGATCTTCTCAATTCCATTGAGAAAGTCAACAGAGATGATGCGCCCGGCAATGGGACGATCCGGTACTCGCTGAAACGGATGCTTTCGAGTGAGCCACCAGATGTCTTCGACAATTCCTCCGGTAGTTTTTCCCGAACGGTTTCCTCCAATGTAGAGACGAATTCGGCAAGGGCTTCGATGGAAAGACTCTTGCTTAGGGTGAGGGTGATATCCATTGATGTCGGGAAAGTCTGCGACTCGGGCAATGTTCTCCGCCAAATCCCTGAACGCGTCATTGACGCTGCCTAGCTTACGGTCACGAGGCAATTTCCCCCTCTCTTATGTCACTTGTGAGAGATTTTAACTTCGCTCATTTGACAGGGGGCCCGCCCTCCATGCCACGCAGGCCCTTTACCGGTCAGGTCCATCGGGGCCAAAAAGCGGCCCCTCAAACCTGCCCGCACAGGTCCAGCTTACGGCATTCCGGCCCCTGTCAAATGGCTCAGTCGAAAATCTCTCACTGCGTTGTGTACTGCGCTGTCCCTGCTGCGTAATTCACATTCCCACCGAACCATACCCTATTGAAGTCGGCACTTCCGCCATGAGCCCGGATGGAAAGTAGCACAGCGCCGGTGGGAATATACATTCGTGCACCTTGGTAAGACTGCGTGGTAGTTCCCACAGTCGACAAGGGCTCGTGGCCGAGCATGTAGGAGGAATCCTCCCGAGGCCGGATGCCAAAAGGCACAATCTTGAGGGGATTGTGATTCGTGAACCTGGCAATGTTGCCAGGATCCGTCCCAATCACGCCACGCCAATACACATGCCCCCTGTGGTCGAGGGCAATTGCGAACGGGTCGGCAACGACAGGATTCACCGTCCATCCTGCCGTATTGATGACGGCGCTGGGGATTGGCACCCAAGGTGAAATGCCGTCCTGAATTGGACGCCAATGCCAACCCCAGTCGGCATCCTTCACCACGAGAACGTAAATGCTCTGCGTGGTTGTCAGATAGAACCGGTCACCAATGTCGAATGCACCAACCTGAGGTAGCGCAGCGCCGGAAGGCGGGGCCGGTACATCGGTGATTTTGTCCCAGTTCTGATTGAACCATGTCTCGAATTGGTTCATCGGATCCGTGGTGAGTGCAATGTTCATTTGGTAATTCGGTGTGGGCGTATCGGGCATTAGTACCACCACCAAACCTGGGACATGTGAATGAAGTTTCCGCCGCCTGCGGCTCCGAGGTATTGCGCACGCACGCGTACGAAGGTATTGCCACCAGGCTTGTCTACGTGAATGTATCCCGAGGCCGTATTGCCTGCGCCGATCAGGCCGGTTCCTCCGATGGTGATGTGCTTTCCTGCGATGGGTTGCTGAGCTGCCGGAATCGCTCCAGCCACGTCAGCATTGCAGAGCTGCAATCCTGCTGGCCAGGCTCCAGCGGCTCCATCGAATTGGATGCCACCAGACATTTCCACCATTCGCAGAATTGAATTACTCCGCCATCGCCAAGTGTTACCGGCCTGAATTGCTCGTCCAGCTGCCAAGGGCATTGCAGTCCAGGCTGACCAGGCGGCGTCAATGTTGTCGGGGATTCGGGTTGCTGCGCCATTCCAGACGGCGAATCGGAAGTTGATGTCGAAGAATTCCTGTCCGGTTTCGATGTCACTGATTACACCTCCCGAAACGTAAGGCTGCAATTTGGCGTCGAGGTGATCCCAGTTGTCATTAATCTGGGTGACCTCATTGACGAGCGGATCGGCCGGGGCCGGTGGGGCAATCTTGAAGAAATTGAAGTAGGTCATGATTGTCCGCCTTGAATGTCACGCGGGCGCTTGAATGTTGTATTTGATCCCACCGAGGTCAACGCGATTCTCATTCGAGCTCACCGGTGCAACTCCATACCTCTGAATACCTACGTCGGAGCCGACCGAGCTGAATCCGACACGGGCAATACTGAATCCCGAGGCCGTATCCCCCGCATGACACATGAACAGCTTGGTAATCACCGGTACCGTCGCTGCCGGGAGGGCAATCACCCCACCGAAAGGAGTGTTCGCCGGAATGAGCGCACCGCCCTGCCAAACCGAACCCATCCATTCAATCTGCGTATTCACCGTGCCGGGTGTTTGGACGATTCGGTAATACGGCGGCAGGTCGGGATGTGCGCTCCAACCACCACCAACCAGGCTTGACGCATTCACCCAGGGGTATACCGCTGCGGTGACATCCTGAAAGAAGAATGTCGTCCCAGACCAGGCGAAAATGGAATTCGAATAGGTCTTGTAATACCTCCAGCGGGGCAATGCCCCGAGGATCGACAGATTCTGGTCTGTCGTGTAGAGGTATTCCAGCAGGGGTCGGAGATTCTTGTCGCCAATCTGCCAGTTGTTATTTACCTGCTGATTGACGTCAACGATTTCGTCCGGGGCCGGTTTGTAAAGCTTCAATGTGCCCGTGAAAGTGCCCATTATGTCGTCAGGTCCCTGAATTCGAAGAAGTTGCCCAGGTAGGCAATCAGACTCGTGAGCGCCGCATTACCGCCCTTGGCACCGGTCAATGTCAGTGCGGGGCGGGTTGTTCCCTCGAATCCTGGCGTCGGATTGAACTCTAGAGGCCCAATCTTCTTGCCCGTAATTCCGTCGTGGGAATGGTTGCCCGGGGAGGCCTGATTGCGCCCTACGCCGAGGGAATGGTGCAATGCCTGCTTTGAGGAATCGACGTCACTGCGGTAGTGGCCCGAATCCGTCTGGTCAGGGAAATTGCCCATGCGGGAACGGTCTTTGTCAGCGACATTCACCTGCCCGAAGTCGTCGGGTTTTCCGCTGGGGTACACCCTGTCAGGTTTGAATCCCTTAATTGCCATGTTCGAGGGTTCGAGGATTCGCCCTGTAGTCGGTTCGGGGCCGGTAGGTGTGGTCATTAGATTTCACCCTTCACTGCAATTACCCTGACTGGCGCGGAGCGCCCCGGAGGGGGCCCGGCAATTGGGTCCTGGATTTGTGCCATGCCCAATTGTTCCCTTGATGCCGCCTGCGCCAATTCGCTGGCAATTCCGTGCAGAACTACCGGATCCTTGATGTGCCTTTGCAGGATTTCAATGAACCTGTGGAGCAGCATCTTGATGTTGACCTGATTGTCCGCTTCGGGATTGTACCTACCGGTCATTTCGTTGAAGAGTTTGACCGAGGCCACATTGCCGTTGCGCATTCCCTTGATCAGGCCCAAATGCGCTTCGTGCTGCGCACCTGCCAGCATTCGTTCTGAACGGGATGTCAGGTATCGCTGGAATCTTTCGTCCAAAAGCCACGTGGCCCATTCCCTTGCGGTAATGCCCGCGTCACGCAGCTTCTTCTCATCGCTACGACGGTCCGTGTAATTCGTCATCGTGGCAATGGCGTGCATCTGCCTGTCGGTGAAGAAGTATTCAGCCGGAGGATAATTGATCCCCCTGAACTTCATCGACTTTTCCACGAGGGGGTGCTTCTTGAATCGCCCCAACTCGCCAATCACCAAGTTGAATCGCTTGGAGAGGACTTCGTCGTCTGGGACTTCGCCCTGCATGGCGTGATACCGCTCGATGAAGAAGACCATTTCCATCTGAGCGTCGGAAAGCCACTCGTCGGAATACGTGTCGTCTTCCGTGGTGGTTTCAGTGGTTGACATTGCGTCGGGGTGGGAATTTTCCACGTTCGTTGCATCTTCAATCATCCCGGCCTCCTGTGGCTGGCGCGACGCGCGTTCTGAGTGGACTTGGGGCCGTGAAGGGCCCTGGGCGGCCCTGTGGCGGACTCACCCCCCTAGGTGGACCTATAGGCCCTAGGCGCCCCTTGCGGCTGCTGGAGCCCTCTCAGGGCCTTCCGTCCAATCCGAGGCAATTAGCCCCACAGAAGCCAATGCCCCCCTCACAGGATCAGGAATTCCCGGCAACTGGCCGTCTTCGTAATTCCTCACCACTTCGGGATGCACGCAGAAGCCATTGCTGAAAGCCGTGGCCGTATTCCAATACCCCGAACGCCATCGCTCGAAAATGACGTACCCGGGCTCCTGGGAATTGCCCCTTCGAAGGGGGGTTGGCTGTAGGGATTCCGCCGTGAACTTCCGCGTCATCACCTGAAAAGCCTCGTATCGTCGCACGACTTCCCGTACGGAAATTCCCAGCTGCTTGGAAGTGAAATTCACCAGGTCCTTGTTCAGGCCACTGTAAGTTCCCTGCTCTGCACGGGAAAGGTATTGCCGAGACAAGCCAACACGCTTACCAAGATGCTGAAGGGAAACTCCTGTCGAATGACGGGCATCCGCAATGGGATT